TTCATCTAGTTTAATTGGTGATAGTAATGTTATTAGCAATTTTTTTCACGATTGGAATAATAACTTATGTGTTTTCTTTAATACAACACAAGACGAAACTGATATAAAAAAATATTTACCAGTACCATTAGCAACTACTGCTCAAGAATTAGTTACAAGAGATATAGATTTTGGTGACCCATCTACAGTAAAAAAAATATATGCAGTAACTATTACATATAAAACATCAAATAATCAAACAATTACGTTACAACATTCTAAAAACGGTAAAAAAAGTTTTTCTACATTTAAACAAGAAACTTTATCTACTTCTTCAGATTATGATATAAAAACATTTACAAGTTCAACACCAGTACAAGCAGGTAGTATACAATTTAAATTTATTTTACCTAATAGTGGTACGTTTGAAATAAATGAAATGTCAATAGAGTACAGAGTAATACCTAACAAAACAGTATCTGATGGCTAATAGAGAAATACGTAGAATAATAAATACAAAACAAGATTCATTAGAATCCATAGGTAATCTTTCTATTAATAGTATGTCAGATGGGCAGGTGTCTATAGGTAAATCAACAAATGAATTATTATCTATACGTAAAAAAAAATACGGTAGAATATATAAAAGTTATATGTCATCTAATGGTAATCAAGTTGTAGATAGAAATCTTATAGTAGGTGGTAGACTTCACGTAAAAGGAGATAATTTAAAAGTAGATGGTATTTTAGATGTTGATGGTAGTATTGATTTAGATGGTAATTTTGATATAAATGGAACATTGTCTGCAACTCAAATTGTTGAACATACTGGCAACACAGGAACAAATATTCAATTTGGTACTAATACAATTAATTTTAGGTCAGCACATAGTAATGCTAATGGAAATGTTTCATTAGGTGTAAACTCAGAAGGAGTAATTATTAATAATCAAGGTGAGCCTGGGATTGATTTTAGAGTAGAATCTGATACGATTCAAAATGCTTTAAAGGTTGATTCAGGAACTAATACACTAAGTTCTGAATGTGTTATAATAAAATTTACAGCTTTACCAACAAGTGACCCGAGTAATGCTGGTCAGTTGTGGAATGATTCTGGAACATTAAAAATTAGTGCTGGATAATATTACTATGTGGAATATAGTTATGAATTTTGTATATTATACAGTAAAAAAGCATAGGTATTTAAATGGCATTACGTACTAGAAGTACATCAGCACGTGCCGCTATAGCAGCATCACGTATTAAACAATCAGAAACAGAAAGATTGCAATCTGCTATTAAAGAGATGGAAAGTGCTATAGGAAAATACAATAAAGATAAACAAAAACGTTCTAATAAAAGAGGTTTATTTAGTGCGCTTGGTAAACTAGGTAGCATTGTAACTAAAGCTGGTGCATACGTAGGTAATCCTCTTGTAGCTGGAGCTGGTCTTGCTGTAAGTGGAATATCTGGTTATGCAGAAGGTTCTTTATCTAAAAAACAAGCAGAAAAAGCAGAAGATATACGTACTGATTTTACTGAACCATTATCTAATTTATTATTTGTAGGTCAAACTGCTAAAGATGTTCAGAAAGGAGCTGAAAATTTAAAGTCAGTAGAAGAACAAGCTACTGATGAACAGTATGCCGCTGATTTATTTAGAATAGGCACAGGACTTGCTGTACAATCAGTAACGGCAGGTCAAGCAGGTACATTTGATTCTATTGCAGGAGGTACATCAGATTTTTTAAACAAACCTTTACTTGATTTAGGTGAAGCTCCCGGTGAAGATGCAGATGCTATGACAAAATTTTTATATAATCAACGTAAAACTGCAACTCCTAGCGTAGGACAATTACTTGGTGGCGTAAGTCCAGCGCAACAACAAATGGGACAAAGTTTTATACAAGATGCACAAGCTAAAAAAATAACTAAACAAGGTTTAGCAGACAATCCTTTTTTACTTGAGTCTGATGAAGAATTTTTTTCAAATGATAATAATTTTATTTCAAATTCATTTCCTACGTTTAGTTCTGTAATTCCTAGTCAGCAAAATGTTTCAACTAATTCTATTATTAATCAGCAAGAATATAATTTTCCTTTAAGTTCGGGACTGGGAGTTTTTCAAACAAGTACTCAACCTACTACAAGAAATGAAATACAAGATGCTTTTGCAACATTACGTCAAACTGTAAATAGGTACAATCAAGGAGGTATACAGTAATGCCACATATGCCCGGACATTCTATGCCTAGAAGTGCAGAAGATATGTATCAACAAGATTCTGCACAACAACCTAATCAAATGTCTACGTCTACTCCTAGTACTATAAATCCTTATGAATATTATCAGGAATTTACTTCTACTACTCCTACGTATGGGGCAGAACAAGCGTATTCAGACATAGGTATATCACCTACTTTAGATTTTTTAGGTCAAACAGACCCTGTTACAGGTTTATCTTATGCAGATTTAATACCAGAGTATGACCCATTTAATGAAGAAATGTTACGTACTAGATTTCGTTCTGGTGTACAAGAAGGT